AAGTTTTAAAGAAAATAATAGAGTAATACAAGAAATTATGCATGATGATGTTCCAAAAAGTAAGCATTATTTAAAGGAACAAACTCAGATGCATAAAAATATTAGAAATGATGAAGATTATGATGACTGGGAATATGGTACTGATGCTAACTATGGATTTTCTTGGAAATAAACATAAATAATCTAAGAAAACTTTTTGTTCGATGGAAACACCAAGGATATCTAGATCATTTAAGGATATTAGTTTATCTTTTGAACCTCATCCTGTAACAAATGATCTACCAATCCTAAGAAATGAATCTGCAATACGCAGATCTATTAGAAATCTGGTTGAAACTATACCATCCGAAAGATTTTTTAATTCATTAATTGGATCGGATGTTCGTTCAAGTTTGTTTGGATTTATTGATGTTGGAACTGCTTCTATAATTTCTGATCAAATTAGAAATACAATTAATAATTTTGAAGAAAGAGTAACTAACGTTAAAGTTTTTGTAGATCCACAACCAGATTTAAACATGTTTGAAGTTATAGTTAATTATGAAATTATCGGACAAGATTTTCCAGTACAAGAATTCAACTTCATATTAGAGGCAACAAGATAAAATGCCTTTTACAAAGTTTACTAATCTAGATTTTGATCAGATAAAAACTTCTATAAAAGATTACCTCAGAGCAAATTCAAATTTTACTGATTTTGACTTTGAGGGATCTAATTTTTCTGTTTTAATTGATACTTTAGCATATAATACTTATATTACAGCGTTTAACTCTAATATGATAGTTAATGAGTCTTTTTTAGACTCAGCAACTCTTAGAGAAAACGTCGTTTCTTTAGCAAGAAATATAGGGTACGTTCCTCGTTCTAGAACTGCCTCAAATGCAGAGATATATTTTGAGGTTCAGACTTCTAGCACAAGTCCTACATTAACCTTACAGGCAGGCGTAGTGTGTGTAGGATCCATAAGTGAAACTACCTATATTTTTTCAATACCAGAAAATATAACAACCACAATTAAAGACGGAGTTGCTAAATTTGGTAGCAAAGATATACCTATTAAAATATTCCAGGGAACTTTACTATCCAAACAATTTACTGTTGACGGATCATTAGATCAAAGATTTATATTAGATAATTCGTTTATAGACTCTTCAACAATATCAGTTTATGTCAGAGGACCTTCCGAAAGCGGTGGTCTGGGAACAAAATACAGTAAAGTAGATAATATTATTAATATCGATTCATTATCTGAAATATTCTTATTACAAGAAGTTCAAGATGAAAAATATGAATTACTATTTGGAGATGGTTATTTTGGAAAAAAATTACAAAACCAATCAGTAGTTACTGTAAGTTATATTATTACTGATGGTAAAAAAGGAAATGGATCCTCAGAATTTTCTTTTGTGGGATCTTTTAAAGACTCTGAAGATAATGTTGTTATTCCAATTGATTCAACATCTATTAACACAGTCAATTCTTCCCAAAATGGAGGAGATATTGAATCATTATCATCCATAAAATATTATTCACCTAAACTTTATTCCGCACAATATAGAGCAGTTACTGCTAGAGATTATGAAGTAATAATACCTCAAATATATCCAAATACAGATTCAGTTTCTGTTATTGGTGGTGAAGAATTAAATCCACCACAATTTGGAAAAATTTTAATTAGTATTAAACCAAAGAATGGAGATTATGTTTCAGATTTTGATAGAGAATTAATTTTAAATAGGTTAAAAAATTATTCCGTTTCTGGAATAAATTCTGAAATTATAGATCTCAAAATTCTTTATGTTGAGATTGATAGTTCAATCTATTATAATACAAACCAAGTTTCGAGTGTGGATGACTTGAAAACCTTAGTTTATAATACTTTATATTCATATTCTAGGACTCCTGAAATTAATAAATTTGGTGGAAGATTTAAATATAGTAAAATTGTTCAATTAATTGATAATGTAGATTCTTCAATAACTTCAAACATAACAAAAGTTAAAATTAGAAGAAATTTAAAATCTTTAATTAATCAATTTGCTCAGTATGAATTGTGTTTCGGAAATAAGTTCCATATCAATTTATCTGGATTTAATATTAAAAGTACTGGATTTTATATTGACGGTATTGATAGTGTTGTTTATTTAACTGATGTTCCAAATAAAACTAGTGATGGTCTTAGTTTAGATGGATCTGGCAAAGGAATTATTTCGATCGTTAAAAAGAATTCTGACGGTACATATGAAATAATTGTAAAATCTGCCGGCGTAATCAATTACACCGATGGTGAAATTAATATTAATGGTATTATCATTACTAGAACAGAAAAACCAAATAATATTGTTGAAATTCAAGCTATCCCAGAATCTAATGATGTAATAGGATTGAAAGATTTATACTTAGATTTTAACCTTGAAAATAGTAAAATAAATATGGTAAAGGATGTAATTTCTTCCGGTGAAGATATTTCTGGTGTAACCTTTGCAAGAGATTACTACACATCAAGTTACTTTAATGGAGAATTAGAGAGGAAGTAAATATGATTGAAACTAGTTTTGATAGTAGAGTAAAAATTCAACAGATTGTTTCAAATCATCTTCCAGAATTTTTGCGCGAAGAATCTCCTAAAGCAGCAGAATTTTTAAAGCAATATTACATTTCACAGGAATTCCAGAGTGGAGTTGTTGATATTGCCGATAATTTAGATCAATATTTAAAATTAGATAATTTAACACCTGAAGTTATATCAGATAATAATATTTTGTCATCTGATATTGACTCTACAGATGATGTTATAATTGTTTCATCAACTAAAGGATATCCATCTCAATATGGATTATTAAAAATTGATGATGAAATTATTACATACACAGGTTTAACAACTAATACATTTACTGGTTGTATTAGGGGATTTAGTGGAATAACAAAATATTCAAATAAAGTTAATATTACAACTGTAAATCAAGATAATTATTTGAATGATCTTGTTTTTTCGAAAACATCTAGTGCTAATCATAAAAAAGGAACAAAAGTAACTAATCTTAGTACTTTATTTCTAAAAGAATTTTATAAAAAAATAAAATATACATTAACACCAGGATTAGAAGATACTGATCTTATTTCAGATTTAAATATTAATAATTTTATTAAATCATCAAAAAGTTTTTATCAATCAAAAGGAACTGAAGAATCATTTAGAATTTTATTCTTGATTCTTTATGGTATAGAACCAACTGTTGTTGATCTTGAGCAATATTTAATTAAACCCTCTTTTGCAAAATTTATAAAAAGAAAAGTTATTGTCACCGAATTGGTATCGGATGGTGATCCTATTAAGTTAATAGGTCAAACTCTAAAAAATAATTATGACGAAAGTGCCCAAGCATCAATTTCAGATGTTGAAATACTTACTAGAAGAGGTAAAACATATTATAAATTATACTTGTTCATTGGATATAATGAAGATGAACTAATTGATGGTGAATTTAGAATTTCAGGAAAAACAAGAGTTTTAGATACAGTTTCTATAAATTCTTCCGTCATTACTGTCGATTCTACAATAGGATTTCCTTCAAGTGGTCAATTAAAATATGATGACATTACTATTTCTTATACTAATAAAAGTGTAAATCAATTTTTTGGTTGTTCTGGAATTACAAAAGAAATTCCTATAAAATCAGATATAAGATCAGATGAAATAGTTTATAGTTACGAGGACGGTGATATTAATAAGAAAGTTGAATTAAGAATCACAGGATCTTTATCAAAAATTGAAAATATAAACAACATAATCTTATCATATAAAAATGATAAGATTTCTGTTAAAAATGTTGGAGAAAAGATTTTAAATCCAGATGGTCCAAAAACTTTTAAAGAAATAATAGCAAATTCTTTCATTTATAATACAAGCACAAGACACAACGTATCTGAAGTATCTGGATCTACTTTTAAGTTAGGAAGTAGTATAGAAAAATCAAGCTTAAAAGTTGGTGATTATGTCGATATTTTATTAAGAGGAAGTAATAATAATATACAATCTTCTAATGCAATAATTAACGACATAAACTTCCAAAGTAATGAAATTATTTTAGGAAATTTACAAAATTTTTCATATAATCCAATATTAAAATACGACATTAGAAGAAAATTAAAATATGCAGATAGTTTAAATACAC